GCCCGTACCTCGGCAGCGCCGATGTTGTTGACCCGATCGTGGTGACGATCAAGTTGGTCCGGCTTGAAGCGGACATGTCGAAGCAGTCCAAGGACCAGTTCAACACGGCACACTTCGCCGAGCGCTTCATCCGGCCTGGCGAGCCGATGAAGCCCATGATCCTCAACGCCACGAACTGCAAGTTCCTGGCTGACCTGACCGGATCGAAGTACCTGGAGGACTGGGCGGGAACGCGGGTCATGATCAAAGTCGATCCGAACGTGCGGTTCGGTAAGGAGACCGTCGAGGGCCTGCGCCTGGCAAAGGCGCCGAGCGTTGCTGTCGACATGAGTGATCCGCGCCAGGAGCAGTGGCGCGATGCTGCGCGCATTGGCGGGACAGAGGCGGCCGGCGCCTTCTTCAAGTCGATGTCGCGCGAGGAGCGCGAGTTCTCGAAGATGGGGCTGCGGCAGGAAGTCTGGGCCATCGCCGAACAGGTCGATGCCGCCGGCGCCATCGCAGCAGCGCCAGTGGCGGCGGGTGATCAAGCCAAGACAGATGGTGACCACGCCCAGGGGCGGCCGGACAACGGCAGCCGGGAGCAGGTAAGTGGAGGGGACCAGCCATGATCGAACTGCTTGCACCTCAGGGGTCGCCTGAGTGGCTTGCTGGCCGTGCCGGCGTGTGCACGGCCAGCATGTATGAGACAGCGCTGGCCCGTACTGGTGGGCTGGATGAGCGGCAGGCCGCCTACGTCGCACTGGTCCGTTCGGGCATGGCACCTCAATTGGCAGCAGAGGCGGCTGGTTTCAAGGCGATGCCGCGTGCTCAGGCCGTGCAGGATGCCATCGCTGGTCTGCCGACTGGCGACTGGACCGATGGGGCGCGCGACTACGCTTTCCGGCTGTCGATCGAGCGCCGAAGCAAGCAGCCGCTGGACGATGGCGTGGAGACGTACTGGACCCGCCGTGGGCATGAACTGGAACAGGAAGCAATCGAGGCCTACGAGGACCGCACCGGCAACTTGGTGCGCCGCGTTGGCCTGGTGCTGACCGACGACCGGCGCTTCGGTGCCAGTGCAGACGGGCTGGTAGCTCGGGATGGCGGGGTTGAAGTCAAGTGCTGGGTGGATGCGGCGAAGCTGCGCAAGGTGCTACTCGATCGCAACTCCGCCGCTGTGCGCCGGCAGTGCCTGGGCGGCATGTGGGTCACCGGCAGGAAGTGGTGGGACTTCGTGCTGTACTGCCCTGCGCTGGCGGTGTGCGGCCTTGACATGACTGTCATCCGGATCAACCGGGATGACGACGAAATCAACCGCATGGAACTTGACTTGCTCCGGTTCGACCGTCTGGTGGATGAGTATGGCCAGCGCATTGATGCCATGGCGCAGGAACAGGCCACCGCCTAGGCCGTGGAAACGGCCCACTTCGCAAAGGGGCCGTGCTTGGTGCGAACGCCATCCAGCGCGGCCTCCCAGCGCTCCGAAATCTTCGTCAGCCATTCGACTTTCTGTTCGGTGTAGCCGTGCCGGTTGTAGACGCCTTCGATCGACGAGTCGATGTGGCCCAGCATGTTTTCGGCGACCTTGTCGGGGCAACCCATTGCGGCAAGGTGCGTCCGAACGGTGCGACGAAGGTCGTGCGAACTCCAATTTTCGACCGTGAACCTGCCGCGAGCAAGTGCCGGATGGCTGCGTGAGTGCGGCTGGTATCTGACCAGCATGCTGGCGATCGTCAACCGCTGCCGAACAGCGCCATCCTGCGCTCCACGATGCCGCGAGCACGGCCGATGATGGGCACATTCAAGTCGAAGGCCAGCGGGTTAGATCCAACCTTCGTAAGCTCCTTTCCAAGTTTCCACCACATGGCGCCATCGTCACCCATTGACATGGCATCTCCTCGCATCTGAACCAGTTCTGCGCCGCGGCACCCTGTCCAAAGGTAGAGCGTCAGGACATCGGCGACCAGCTCCGGGCAGATCGCTCGGTCATGCAAGTCGGCCAGCGTCAGGCCGACCTCCTCTTCCGTCAGCACGCGCTTTTGCTGCCCGATGTGCCGACCAGCCACCAGCTTTCCGCGGGATTGCAGGTTGTTCCGATGGACCAGTCTCCACCAGTTTTGCGATCCGGCAGGGATGATTCCACTGTCAAGCGCCCGGTCCCATGCCTGCGCCATGGAAGACTTGAACCGCTTTGCCCTGACAGGCCGGTCGGAGATGCCTTCGATCAGCCGGAATACCTGAACACGTGTCAGATCTTCTGGGTACAGATCGGCCAACTGGCTTGGCGCAAGCAAGTTGTCTATCTGGCCGCGAAAGATCACCGACGTTTTCTGGTTCTTGTGCTTGTGCACCATCACTTCGCTTGCGTACCAGCGGGCCAGGCCAATCACTGTCAGCCGGCTCTTCTCAACCTCGGCATCAGCCTTTTCTTGCTGCGCCTTCGCTCGATCCATCCGCCTATCGGCAGATGGGTCTGAGCCAGCAAGTCGAGCCGCCCTGACCTCCTCCCAGGCGACCAGCGCCCGCGAAAGTGGCATTTCTGGGTAGCTGCCCAGCTTCACCTGCTTCATCCTCCCGTCCACCGGTGACTTGTAGCGGTAGGTCCATGACTTGCTCGTCTGTGTTGCGGTGAGGCGCAATCCATCGCATCCGTCGATGATCAAGTGCGTGCCAGGGGCAAGGTTTTTCGCTGCTGCTGGGGTGAATTTCATGGCGTAGGTTGACTGGCGTAGGTCACAAGAAAGCTACGCCGCGAACATGGTCCTGAACTGGCGTAGCACATGTTGAGCAGGTAAAGCACATCAGTGCACACGATGGCTTGCCGCACGTTCGCTGCTACAATCTCCGCACAGCAGGCAAAAAAGCATCGAACAGCACATTTGGTGCATTACTGATGCTTAATTGTATATGTATGCATCCGCTTGTTTGTCAGCAGGGGGAAAGTGCGCCCACTCTCTGTCGAACTTACGCCAAAACCTACGCCGACGCAACGGGCATCTGTCCGCTGGATTTTGCCCGTTGCGTCGACGTGGGTGGCGACCCCCGGAAATCCGCCGCAGCGGACCGAGCAGGGGTAAATGCTCGGGGTGATCACGCGCCCGGTCGCGTCTGCGGAATCCGGATGACGCCGGCATCCTCTGCACCCGCAGTTCGCGCGGTCCGGCGAGCGATCAGACGATGGCGTGAGATGCCATCGGTACCTGGCGGAAGCCCAGGACCATCAGATCAGTGCATGCGCATGCACTGATCTGATGGTCAAGCGCCACAAGCGCAGGGTTGGGTGCCCCCGGCCGCCATCACCGGAAGGGCCGGACATCGCCCCGTGCTGCAGAAGGTGCGGACAACCTCCCGGGTGGAATGGCCCCGGATCAATGGGTGGTGCCGTGCAGGGCACAAAGCGGCCTTGAAAGCCGTGGCGGTCAGAGATGGCCGATGGTTCGATTCCTTCACCACCCGCCACGCCGGCATAGCTCAGTTGGTAGAGCAACGGTCTTGTAAACCGTAGGTCATCCGTTCGATTCGGATTGCCGGCACCAGTTTCGCGGGCCTGGCCGAGCGGTTCAGGCGCCGGACTGGAATTCTGGTCAAGATGGCTTGTCGACGAGGTCTTCCGCAACCGCTGGGTAGTACAGATCCTGGTGCCGATTGACCTGCTCGGCGATCGCCATGACCAGCACACGCGGCCACACACGCGGCACGCCCTCGCGCTCGAAAAGAACCGTCATGTCGCCAGACGGGTACATCACGCCGACCTGAAGGCCTTCGCCGGACGTGGCGGGCTGCGCCTTGCTGAAGAATCCCATGATCACTCTCCCAGCGCGGCCAGCGCGCTTTGGTACAGGTTGCGCCGCTCGGCGGCATGATTCGCCTTGGCCCCTGGCCGGCCGCAGTTGACGATGCTCGACACGTTGTCGATGTCGCCCTTGTCCGCCCAGGGGTTGATCTTGTTGTCGGACCAGTAGAGGCCGGCCGCGAAGCTTCCCCAGCGGGGCAGGGTCAGCATCTCGGGGCTGATCTCGAAGTCGGGGCAATCCTTGATTCCGCGTGCCCGCAGCGCTTCCGTGACGCGCCGGTGGTTGCGCCGCCCGGTGGTCTGGATGGGGCCATGGCCACGAAACTTGAACCCATCCCCAGGCCGGTCATTGCCCAGCCCTGCAGCGCGCTTGTGGGGTGGCTCGTACTGGAGCTGTGCGTCGATCGGCCCCCAGATTTCGTACAGGACACGCAGCCGTGCCGATTCGTGCAGCAGCTGCGCCAGCAGTGCGGCAACGCGGCGTGGCGTGTTGACCTGGAACTCCGCGCATGCAGCGGCCAGATGCGGTGCCCACGATGCAGAGGCCTTGGCCGACACGCCAAGCCCGGCCAGAAGTTCAGCGGTCAGCATGGCGGGTGCAGTTGAACTCGAACGAGGACGAACTGGAGATGCCTCCGCCGTCGGTCCGGAACCGAGAAAGCGCCCCGCATTTCTTCAGGGCTTCGGTGCCGATGTCTTTGATGACGATGTTCATGCAACCAGCCAGTGACACGGCCAGCACGAACACCAAGATGGTTTTCTTCACACTGCATCCTTTTCTGCGTTCGCCTGCTCGACAGAGTGTTGTGAGCGAGGATTGTTTTGTGGTGCGGCGAGTTCTGACGCAGCGGTCATCCCCCACCCGCCCCTTCCGCCAATTCCGCCCTGGTTCCGCCCATACCGTGTGGCAAACAGGACCACAGCGACAAACGAGCCGGCCGTCAGGACCATCGTTTCCGAGAGGCCCGCTTGAAGCGTCACCCCTTGCGCAACACCGTAAGCACCAGACGCAGCGATCACGGCAGAAACCGCGGCCCGCATCGTCAGTTCGAGGCGCCAAGCCCTGTCTGCGACGAAAAACCCGACGCTGATCAGGCCAGCGCCAGACACCAAGCTCATCGCAGAAACGGCGATCTGTGCATCGGTAGGATCAAGCATCCGGCTCTCCTGTTGAGATGTTCCCGCCGCCTGCAATCCGTGTCGTCAGCGCATCCAGTGCCGGCCCGATCGCCGGCATCCAGTTGTGCGACATGCCTGTGACCACTGCGACGATGGCCCATGACGGGGACTGCTGCAGCGGAGCGAACCACGGCGGCAGCAGGCGGCTGGCCGCAAGCCCTGACAGCAGCGCCAGGCCGATGTGCGCAAGCGTGCCGACCACGTAAGCGGCGGTGTACGACGGCAGGTTGCGCGGTCGGTGCATCGCACTGGCAAACGCAGCAATGACTCCCACCCAGATCTCGATGGACTCGATCTGAACGGGGCCGCCGGAAATCTGCGCGCTGACCATTGAGGCGGCCGCGCCCACCACGACGGCGCTCGCAGACTGTGCGGCCGTGGCGATGATGTCGGGTTGAGGCATGGCGTGGCAGTTGTTGTGGCTGGGCGCATTGGATGTGCCAGCCTGCCGCGTACCGTTGGCACTTTTCCAAAAAAAAGGCCAGCACGTTACTGCTGGCCGAATGCCTGAAAGTCAGTTCAGGCCGAGGGAGATAGAAAGTATAACACAAGCACAGTAAAAGCACTTCTTATCTGCGGCTCATGGCCTTTTGCATCGCAGCAAGCAGCTTGCCAAGCCCACCCAGTGCCTGCCGTAATCCGTCAAGCCGGCTCATGTGCGCTGTCACGACCTTTTGCTGCCACTCGACGCGCTTTTTGTGGTCCTCGAAAGGGGCGGACTCGAAGAACTCGCGAGCTGCAGTTTCCGTCGTCGCCATCGCCTGGGGGAGCGAGGTGTGTGCATGGAGGGCCAGACTAGCAATCGTCGCCGTGATCGAGCGCAAATACTCGGCGCGTGGTCTCCGAGACTGCGGATACGGCGAGAAACGTGACGGGGTAGTCCACCCCGGCCTCCGCATGCTCGGTCGGAAGGAAGACCAGGCCGAGGCGCTTGGGCTTGCCGGGGTGCAGGCCAATGCCTGGGATGAAATAGTGCCTCAGCCGATGCCGCTGGCTGGAGTAGAGGGCGAACAGTTCTTCCACTTCGGATTCTGGCCGCGAGCGGATCTGCGCCATCTGCTCGCGCAGCCACGATTCGGACTCGACATCGCCCATGTCCTGGATGTCAGGCTGATGGGCGTCGCGCCGGCGCATTTGGCACGCCAGCATGCCGACGATCCAGTCGGCCATGCTGGTGCAGACCTGCTCCAGCAGCTCGGCATGGATGCCCAGCAGCGGGACCATGGTCCATGATTCACCCGCGGCGTCGCCGGCCACGATCTCTGTTTCGATCAAATCTTGATCGGGCAACAGGTAGTCAGACAAGTGCGCGCTCCCTAAGCTGAAATCGTACCCGCCTGGCGACATGGTGCCGAGGTAGTGCGTGGTCAGCATGGCGCGCTCTTCGATGGTCCAGAGGCGCGGGTCTGACACATAGCGGTCTGTGGGGCGGGTCGCCTTTGCGCATGCAGCGCGCAGTAGCACCGAGGTGGCCTGCTCAGGGCGGTCATGGGGGATGCGGCAGACGCTGGCGGCTTCGTCCAGCGTCAGCTCGCGCATCTCGACCGCGATGCGGCGGGTGCGCTTGAGGGGGAATGTGATCATGCGGTGGCGCCTTCGGGGGATTGGTCGAACAGGGGCATGGTTTCGGGTGCCGCGGGGGCGGCTGGCGTCATGCTGGCCATGGCCGCCTTGATGCGAGCTTCTGCGATGGCGATGTACTCGGCTTCGCGTTCGGCGCCGATGAAGCGGAAGCCCTCCAGGACGGCAGCCTTGCCGGTGGAGCCGCTGCCACCACGCCGCCAGGTGGCGTCACGAGGCGGCACAAGTAGCGCATGAGGTCTGTGGGCTTGACGGTGGGGTGCGTGTTGGCTCGCTCAGGCTGGCGCAGATCGCCAGTCCCTTCCTTCCAGCGACTGTCAAATTGCTCTGCGCATCCTCGCTTCACCTCGAACCGATCAAGCCCTCCATCCCGGTCCTTTCGGCCGGCCTTCGCGCAGTAGAAGAACCGGGCTGCGCTGCCGGTGTCGCCGTAGCCGATGGCATCGTCGCCGGATGGCGCATACCCACCGCCGAACTTGTCCCCGTTCTTCTGACCGCTGCCCGTACTCTTGCCGGTCTGCGGAAACAGCGCTACGACCTCGGGGCTTCCGTCGTGCAGGAGGTTGGCGGGCCAGCGGCCGGACCACGCCCGCCCGGCCGGCTCAGCTCGATTTGGGTTCTCCATCGCTCGGTTCTCGCTGGCATTGCGGCCGTGCTGCGTGATTGGCTCTTCGCCCACCCGGCACCCGTCGATGTTCAGCCCACCCGTGCCATGCGCCAGCACGTTGGCCGCCACGGTTCCGGCCAGTGGCTTGCGCGCCAGGATGATCGGCTCCCATGCTGGCTTCAGGGCGGTGCCCCAGCCTTGCCACTGCTTTGCGGCTTCGGTGGCCGGACCACCGAGCACAGGCACAGTGTCCTGGGCGCGATCGGTCGAGAAGTTCAGCACGTTGCCGCAGCCGGTCCACCGGTCTGGCATCTCGCCGACAACTTCCCGCTCCACGCCTGCCGCCTTGTCGATCGCCTTGGACACGTTCATGCTTTTCGGGAACCCACTCCCGAACGTCCAGGCCAGCAGCGGGGCGCCGCCGCCGTCGTGGGCATAGCCGATGCTGTCGCGCAGCTCGAACCCGGCCAGCCGGACGGCCATGCTCATCAGGTCCATGCTGCGGGTGCCGGCAAAGGCCAGCAGATGGCCGCCGGGTTTCACCACGCGCAGGCACTCGCGCCAGATCTCGGGGCCGGGCACCCATGCGTCCCACTTCTTGCCCATGAAGCCTTTCCCCTTCGGGATGTACGGCTCGCCGGCAATCCACGCCTTCAGGCATTCCAGCACCTCGGCTGGCTTGTGGTCACTGAGGCCGTAGGGCGGGTCGCAGACGATCGAGTCCACGCTGTTGTCCGGCATGCCGCGCAGCACGTCCAGGCAGTCGCCGTGATACAGGGTGTAGGTGGCACTGGCGTTCTGTCCAGTGCTGGCCGGAGGGGGTGTTGCTGTCATGCGCACCTTGCTGCATCGCCTGAGAAGAGGTGCGCGGCGGGCCGGTAGGCTGCCGGTGTTCTCCCCGTCGGGATAGCCGCGCAGCCCGAAGGTTGCGCCGGGCCAAATCAGCCGCCGACCGCGTTTTTCCAGTCGGTCCGGTCGAGCGCTGTCAGGCTGGCCAGCGTCATCTGCACCGAGGTGACGATGGTCTGGCCGTCGGTGGTGATCGGGTGCGTCAGCGGCTTGGAGATGGACTCGATCACCATCGGCATGTAGAAGCAGCTGCGGAAGATCATACCAATGATGCTGGGCGCCCGACTGGGGTAGACCGACCTGACGGCGCTTCCAGACTCGACCAGGTTGGTCAGAAACCCATCCTGCGCCAGATGTTCGGCCATGCTCCACTCCATCAGCTGGTTCACAGGCTTCTTGACCTCCTTGATCGGGTCACGCAGCGCTCGGAAGTGCGCCGTCATGGTGATCTTCAGCGGTGGGCTGCCGTTGTAGATCTGGGTGCTGTTGAGCTTGGTGATCGAGGTCGATCCGGTCAGGCTGTTGGCTTGTTCCTGTGCGGCACTGAGCGCGCTGTCTGCGGCGGATCCGTTCGGAACGTGCTTCTGCAGCGCGTTCATGATCGCACCGAAACCGCCAACTTGCAGCATTGCCGAAAACGTTGACATGCCGCTGTCTGCCGTCTGGTTCTCGAATGGACTGGTCCAGTTCTGTGTCTGTTCCGCCGTCGCATCGGTGATCGGCGCCATGACTTGTGTGTCATCAAAGGCCTGGAATGACCGGCTGTTTCCGTCCTGTGTCATCCGGACAGGAAACCAGACGGCCATGAGGTGGGGGGACAGGCTCCCCCATTCCGACTTCAGCAGCGGCATGCGATCAGCTTCAGACGCCCGACTTCATGCCGAGCTTGGAGCGCATGTGCATCGACTTCAGGCGCTTCATCTTCGCGCCGGCGCTGAACGAGCGCATGCGGGCTTTTTTCAGCGCGACCCGCTGTGCACCCGACAGGCGAACGCTGCCGCTCACGCGCTTGTTGACACGCATGCGCTTGCCGCCGCGCACGACGTTGCGCATCTTGTACGCCGCGTCCAGGATGACCGCGCTGTCAAACAGGGGCTCCTGTTCATCAGCGCCGAATGCGAACCCGTCGATGTCGTCTTCGGTCAGCTCTTCGCTGATGACGAAATCGGACACCCGCTGTGCCGCATCGTTGTCGCCATCAATGGCTGAGACAGCATCGTCCTCGCCGATGCCGGCCGACACGAGGTAGCTGACAGCCAGCTCCATGTAGGTCTGCGCCAGTGCGGCCTCGTCTTCGGTCAGGTCACCATCTTCGGAATCGGCCACGGCGCCGACCAGCATCGCGTACAGCCGGTCCGCCATGCCCTCGCCTTCGTCCAGATCCTCGGGGCTGGTTTCGGCCCACTCGTGCACGATGCCAGCCACCTCGGCGCGGTCGGATCCGGACTGGAATGTGGCCGCAGCGTCCAGGATCAGTTCCTCGCGCGTGCGCTTCTCCAGCACCGGTTCCGGCTTCGCCTCCGGGGTGACCACGGGCGCGAACATCGCCGCGGCATAGGCCGCCGCCGGGTGTTGCGTGAAAGTTCGCTTCATGTTGTCCTCTCATGGGGCGGGACCAGCCCGCCCCTGTCGATTACCTGGCTGGGGTCACTTGCTCAGGTACGGGGTGACAAAGAACTGGCGCACGTTGCCGTCGAACGATGCCCAGTACCGCACTGTGATGCGGTCCGGGCGGCTTTCGTCCGCCAGAACCTCCCAGGTCATCGAGCGGCCCTGCAGCTGCACGGCCGGGCGCATCCAGTCCGAGGCCATCGCATCCGCGTTGAGGCGGTCGAAGAAGGCATTGACCTTGCGCACGGCCTCCTGCAGCGGAAGGTGGATCAGCTGCTGGCAGTAGGCTGATACCTGCCACTCGATCTCGACCGACCGCTCCGTCACCGTGATCAACTTGCGCTTGGACACGTCGGTCTTGGCTGTGGTCAGCTGGTCTGCGAACACATAGATGTCGCCAGAACCGTAGTTCTTGTTCGTGACCGGGTTGAGATGGAACTTCGATGCATCGCTCTCATCGCCATCGGTCAGCGTCACCATCTTGCGCATGCCAGCGCGCTGGACGGGGTAGTCCTTGCCGGCAATCGGGTACTGCTTCGGCGCGAATCCCTTGGCGTTGCGCTGTGCGTTGCGCTTGGCACGCAGGCCGGCTTGCAGGCCTGCCGAGCCCCAGATCGCACGACCACCGTTCAGTGGGTCGATCGCCTCGATCGGTGCCCAGTAGGCCTGCACCAGGTGCGAGTCGAAGCCGAGCGCGCGATGGAATGCGATGGCGGCGTCCTTGCCCAGTGAGCCGGCCACGTCGTAGACGAACTGGATGTCCGCTTCGATCGCAGCTTGCGCCAGTTTTGTCAGCATGCTCACCGACTGGGTGCCGCCGCTGATCATGTAGCCGAACGGAAGATCACCGTTCACCAGCGCATTGATGCAGCGGCTGTAGTCGGTCTCGGCGTAGCTCGTGGCGCCCTCCGTGAACAGCACCAGGGGGCCGATCGATGCACCCCACTTCGCGCGGCCATTCACGTCGTTGCCGTAGCAACTCGCCGTGGTCGGGACCACTGCACCCGGGGCCACGCTGATCACATAGCTGTCGTCCTGCATCGCGACAACGTCCGGCAGATACTTCGAGCCAGAGAAGTCATCCAGCGCCGCTCCATCCAGGGATCCGGTGAACTCGCGAACGATCTCGCCCGTGGCCGGGTCAGCGATGCGCAGCACGATGTCCGTGGACGCCATCAGCGTGGCCGTGTCGGTCGACAGCGCATTCAGCGACAGCATCACGCCATCGTTCCAGCAGTTCTTGTCCTCGATCGCCAACACGTAGTTCGAGGTCGGCAACACTTCTTCTGCGAACCACGATGCATTCTCGGCCACCGTGACGGCGGGGGCCGTGGTGTAGCCTGATCCACCGTTGATGATGGTCACGCCGGTGATGGCGCCATTCGTTGCGATGACCGTGCCCTTGGCGCCGGATCCCACACCAGTGAATGCCAGTGTCTGGCCGGTGACATAGTAGCTGCCGCCGGCAGTGATGTTGATGCCCGTGACAATGCCCCCGGAAACCGTGGCGGACATCGCTGCACCACTGGCCAGGCGCAGAACGGCAAAGCGGTTGACCGTGCCGGCGCTGGTCAGGCGCTGTACGACGAACTCGAAGGCGCCGGCTTGCAGCGCTTCGTAAATCTGCAGGCGCCCCTCGTTCAGTGCACTCGCGCGCAACGGGGTCGGCTTCTGGCCGGTGGTGGTCGCGAAGTTGCCGCGGTTGACACGAAACGGGCGATCGATGCGGCCACGCGGCAGGCGGGCAACCACACCGATGATCTGGTCAGTGGTGCTGATCGGTGCGCCGTCGGTGTTGTCGATCAGCGGGTTCAGCTGGACGCCAGGCTGGTAGCCAAGGGCGCGCAGAAACGGGCGGTAGCTCATGGATGTTCCTTTTCAGTTCACAGGCCGCTGGGCAGGCCGGTGATGATGATCTCTGCGCTGACGTTCTGCAGCGCGGCGAGGTCGCGGATGTTCTGGACGGATGCGCGCGCGTGGTCGGCGTCGTGCAAGGTGATGGTGCGCAGCGTTCCCGGCGAAGAATGCAGACCGCAGACCGGGCACACGATTGCCGCCCGGCTGTCGTTGCGCACGCCGATCACGACAGGCCATGCCTGCACCGAGGCATCCTCAGTGCGTTGGACCTCGGGCGGCTCGGCAATGTCGTTGATCACCGGGGCATCGATCTCTTCGACTTTTGCCGGCACCTTCTGCGTGACCCCTGCCGGCTTCAGTCCGGCAGAGAGGGTCACAGCGGGGCGGTTTTGGGTTGCCATGCTGTTCCCCTCGGGGCTCACTTGAGGCCAGTCAGCTTCAGCCGAGCGCACCCCAGCGCACTCGGGACGTGCGGGTTGACGCTGGTGAAGTTTCGGGCGTACAGGCCGTCGTTCTGGCTGAAGTCGCCGGTCATGGCGATCGGCATGAACGTCGGGGCCACGGCATCGCCCAGGATGATCGGGCAGCGGGCCGGCTGCGACGAGCGGCCAACACCGATCATCTCGGACCACGAGCCGTCAGCGGCCTCTTCGACCACCTTGGGGGAGTAGTAGATCTCGTACTTGCCCCACAGGCGACCGACGCGGTAGATGCCGGCGCGGCCGGAGATCCCGCTGGTCTGGAACACGTCGCCGGGAGCCGACTGCAGCAGCGCGGCCAGGTTCTTGCCCACGTAGTAGTGGGTGACGCCGTGGTCCATCGTGGCCTCGGCCATCTCCTGGTCGATCACCGAGAAGATCGGGGCGGCGTCGCGCCACATCATGTCCAGCGACTTCGCGCCCTTCTGCGTGGCAACGTCGAAGTTGAATTCCTTCGACAGGTTGCGGCCCAGGGCCGCGACGTAGCGCAGCGCGTTGTAGTGGCGCTCGGACTCCACCTGCGTGCGCACAGCCATCAGAGATTCGCTGCGCGAGTCCAGGCCCAGTTCATTGGCCAGCTGGGTCGAAAAGTCGATCGTCGAGCCGGTCATGATGCGCATCGCCGTGGCGAGCATCTCGTAGGTCTTGACTTCGACGATGACGCGCGGGGCCAGGCCAGGAGCGGCTTCGTAGTCGACCACAGCTTCGGCGGTGATCACCATGTCGGCGGTGGGCGCCGGGGTGCAGGAGACCGACGACAGTACGGCGGTGGTCGAGTTGATCTGCGCGGCCAGCGTGTAGGTGACACCAGCCAGCGTGATCTGCCCGGTCATCGTGCCGGGCGAGGATGCCGGCTCGAACGCAACGGGGATGCCGTTCGCGTAGAGCATGCTGCGGCCCTTCAGCACGGGCACGCTGGTCTTGGCCGGGTCGCAGAAGCCGGGCAGGCTGACGAGGTTTTCGGCAGTGAACTTCGACGAGGTGGCCAGCGTGCCGCCAGCGGCCTTGAGCATGACCGTGCGCACCGACATCGCGTAGCTGCCGCCGCAGCTCACGCCGTCCATCAGCGAGCCCTTGGCGTAGTCACCCCAGGTGCTGTCGGCGACGTGGTTCAGGATGGCCAGCTGCGCCTTGTTCGACTTGATGTCCACCGGAAGGTAGCCGGCGAAGGGAATCGCTTCGCTGATCGCCGAGACGATGGCGGTGATCGTGCGGTTGGCCTGCAGCGCGCCGTTGTCGGAGTGGTTCGAGTTGGCCGCCGAGTCCAGGACGATGCTGTTGCCGTTGCTCTTCAGCGGCTTTGTGGCGGCGTAGCCCTGCTGGATGGCGGCTTCGACCACGTCGGCCGACACATCGACGCCGTGGCGCGACTTGAACTCGGCACAGCCGATGCGAACCGAGTCCAGCACGCGGGAGGCCTGGTCATCGGGGAGGTGTTCGATCGAACTGGCCAGGTGCTTCGGCAGCGCGAAGCCGGACTGGTTCTTGACGCTGTCGAGCAGCGAGGTGCCGGCATCGCCGGGCGTGGCATTGCTGACGCTGTCGAGGTAGGCGGCGACATCTGCCGTCTGGCCGAGGTACTGATGCTGGGGCATCTGGGGCTCCGGTGAGTCTGTCGGCGATGCCGACGCATGTTTCGCCGGCACATGCCGACTTCACCGAAGTGTTTCCCCTCTGCTTATTCAGTGCCAGTGTGCTTTTCCGAGTCGCACTGCAGGCCTTCTCCATGGCAGTTCGGGCCGTCATGCCGACCCCATGAACTGCTCAGACTCGATCCGATCGCACAGGATCTGCTCGGCCTGATCGCCGATCACGCGGCCATGCAGGCGCAGGATGATCCGGCGGTTGCGGTCGTTGTCCAGCAACAGCGATCCGCTGACCGGAAGCACTGACTTGACACGGGGCTTACGCTCCCTGCCGCGCGGCGGGAACTCGACCAGCACCGAGCCGCGCAACGATGGGTGGTCGATCAGCTCCGGATCGACGCACACCACCCGGCCGTCGCGCCAGGCATCAGGCGATCCGATCTTGAGCGCGTCGCCGTTGAGGATGACTCGCCACCCGATCATGTGGCTGTTGAGCGGTAGCGTCATACTGAGTCCCCATCCAGCCGCATGTCCCGCAGTGCGCCGAGGATCTGCTCGGACAGCTCGGGCCAGCATGCCGCGCTGACGGAGCTCTTGATCTCGACCAGGGCGGCCGCGCCGTCGTCCATCGTGACGATTGCCAGCTCGGTGTTGTCGTCCGAGTCCTCGATCACGATCTGAGAAGGGAAGCGGGCGATGCTCATGCTGATCCTTCCCGCGCAGATGCGCACATTTCGCGGTCGATGCACCGCCTTTGATGCTTGATGCGCACATCGGACTCCATCTCCGCCCGCGGGCGGTGGACCCCGCAGCGGATGCAGGAGACGCGCAGCGGGTGGCCGCGTTC